GCAAGTTGTCTTACGCCACCAAATGATGCGTCGAAACCAGACGCACCGTTTCTTAGAGTTAGAACTAAGTGCTTAGTTGATGTGCCAGATCCAATACCAGTATTAACAGAAGGATAAGCAGATCCCAATCCGTTGGAGCTATTAAATACTGTGTTTGAAATAGCACCTTCAACAAAACTGTTTGGATCTGGATTTGATGTTGGGTTGTTAGTACCAGTTTGTAATCTGATAGTGTTGTTTGAAGATCCACTAACGTCAATATTGTAAGTACCATTTAATCTATCGGATGGAATTGTTCCAGAAAATAGATTGGATGCATTTGTATAGTAATTACCTTGCTGACCATCTAGTAAGTCAGCGTCTAGACCACTATCTGGACCTGTCTTAAGTTCAACCGAACCATTACCAGCCTGACCGATATTGAACTGTGCTTTCTTATATCTAGAAACACCAATTGTTCCGTAAAGATCAGCGGAAATAGTTAGATCCGAAACTCTGGTGATATCAATAGCAACGTTTGCATACTGTCTATTAACAGTAGAAACTTTAGCATTCAATACAAGATTAGAACCAGCACCAATTTCTGTTGGAGAAACTGTGATAGCATAGTCAGCGTTGTATCCACTACCACCATCGGTAACTGTCAGATCTGTAACTGCGTTGCCAGAAACAACAATATTTGCTTTAAGACCTGTGCCTGTGCCACCTTGTAGTTCAACATCAAAATACTGACCATTAGTATATCCACTACCACCATTGGCAACGATAACAGCATCAACAAATCCACCTAAAGTATAGGTAGATTCAAACGTCATTGGAGATTCGCCACGCTCAAATTCGATGATCGTGTTGATTGGAATATTTTGTGTTACTGGATTGTTTAGTGCTACAGTGGTTAAACCAGCAGCTGTGATAACACCAGTGATGTTTGTATTATTTTGAACACCGGCAACGTTGTTCTTAACTTCGTGTCCGATTAGAACATCAGAGTTGGTAGTAAACAACATCTGACTAGAACCAGAATTACACTGTGCTGCTAGTAGAGCAAAGTATCTTCTCTCAGCACCCTTAATGGATTGCATGGCAAGAGCAAAGTTTTGGTCGCCACGTAAGAAAGTGAATGAGTTTGCAGCACCGCCAGATGCTAGTCTATCTGTTTCAATAACACCGGATGTAATATCGGATGCAGCAATCTGGTTGGAAGATAGAGATACCCAGTTATTAATATCGAATGAAGATGTATTAACACCTCTGTTAATGTTAATTGTATTTGGAGTAGGTGATGTACTATCGTTAATAGTATCGGTGTCTTCAATTTTAATATTATTAACAATATTGCCATACAATCTGCTTTCAAGTAAAGCATTACCTTGTGCTTGTACACCAGCTCCAGGAGGAGCAGCGAATGTTATAGTAGGAGCAGTGGTATATCCAAAACCACCTTTATAACCATTGAAGTCGATGATTGTTACAGTAACTACTGTACCATTGGCAATAGTACAAGTTGCGGCAGCTGCGACTGCACCTGCTTCTGGATTGCCACCAGCAAATGTAATTACCGGTGGGGTTACATATCCAGAACCACCGTTGTTGACATTAATTTGATATACAACACCCTTTCTGTATTCAGTTGATTGGATACGTCCAGTAGAAATGCTACCGGTAAATACATCACCAATAGTAAATGATAATGCTGGATCTACAGCAAACCCTAGGAACAAACTAGAATTATCATTGTTTAGAATGAATGATGTGGATGTATCCTGTTGGATCGCAATATCACCAGCAAGTGCTCCTTCTAGTGAAGTTCTTTCTGCTTGGTTGGCAACAGTGAAGACACTAAATGGTCTAAGTGCTGGGATCTGGTCGATAGAAATTTTACCAGAATCAGTAAGTTCAACCAGTGCTCTAGGAACAGCATTCGTAGAGTATGGTTTGTTGATGTAAGGTCCAAGGTTGTTAGTGATATAATCTCTAACTGCCTTTTGTGTGGGTAGTTTAGAGTCGGTCGCAGTTGCGCCACCAAGTGTGTTGGATGCGTCGAAACCAGTAACAACAACGTCGCCACCTTTCAGTTTCAAGAATTCAACTTCAGAAATTGTAACCGTACCAGTGAAAGTAATATTACCAGTTCTGTTTTCAATTCTAGCAAACGTACCAACCTTAAAGTCGCCAAGTTCGTCAGTACCAGAGACATATACACGTCCATACTGTTCGGAAACTTGTTCAAATGCTTCAATCTTAGTACCACCGTTCTCAGGTAGTGCTAAGTAATTAGTTCCCGAACCAGCAAATTCCCAAGTGTGGGAAGAAGAGTTAACAATAGATGGTCTGTGTAGATTGATTGTCTTACCTAACAATGAACCAGTAGATACTGCCTGATTAGTTGCATTATCGGTTAGATCCATGGCACCACCTGTGCCATCGTCAAATGTTAACTGAGCAGAGAAAGGAGGACCAACTGTAACTGCAGCAACAACATCAACAAAGTATTCGATGTCTGTATTAGTATTTCTATAACCATCAATTTTAGCAACATAATGCTCTAGTGGTTCTCTTCCTAAACCAGTTACTGTTAGAATAGTTCTACCAGTAGGAGTAGAAGAAACGTTAGAGATTGTTGCAATATCAAATGTATATGGATCTTCTCTAAATCCAATACCTCTTAGAGCATACTGTCCGAAGTTAGTAGCGGAGTTGGTGATAGATGCATAACCACCAGATTCACAAAGAACGCCATCAGCACAGAAGATAACAAAGACAGAAACTAACTGAGTATAACCATCGTTTATAACTTTATAACCTGTGCCACCAAAAGATACAATCGTGAATGCCGCAGCAACCATCGACTTACCCTGATTAGGGAAGGATGCGGATCCATCTAGTTCAAGACCAGGGAAAGGACAGTTAGGTTGTTTGACCTTACTACCATCAATTAGAGCACCACCACCACCTAGGAAGGAGATAACAGATGCATTTTGAGTGTATGGTGATGCTTCGATGATAGGATTATCATCAAAGTCACCCCGAATTGCCATTCTTACATTATTGGAATCATAGATAAAATTATCAGGATATGTTATTAGCAATGCTGGATCAAATAATGTTCCAAAAGTTTTAACTGTTGTTCCAGCAGAAATTGTCTCATCTAAAATATCTTCAAACAGATCCATTATTGTATTAATGGAAGTTGCGACATTCGCACATAGTGGTGTGGAATCCAATAAGATATTCCAATCATCAAACCTAGGAATGGTGGAAGTTACTGTAGTCGGATTGAATATAATGATCGTTCCGTTTGTTTTTGCACTAACAAATGTATGAGCAATTCCTGCTGCAGTTCCTGCGTCTCCAACGTTCAATCCAATGGCAATCATTGTCGTTCCAGTTACAGAATTGATTTCGTAACTCTTTCCGTAGTTGGAATCAAATCTGTTTGGACTTGCGTGGTTAGCAGCGCCACCACCCATATCACAGGAGAAAGTGATAGCATCTTCTGTAAACGCAATTCTGTCTCCTACCTGTGGAATACCACCACCAGAAACAGGGTAAGTGATATTTAAATCACCTGTAGTAGAATTGTAAATGGCACCAACTGGTGTTACAGAATCGACTACACCATCAGACCAGTTACGCATTGTTTCCAATGCATATATTTTAACTCTCTGGAAAGCATATATCGTAGAAGGACGCTGCGCTTCGGCAATACCAGTTAACTGAACACCAGTGAAGTATGATTCAGCAACAGTAACAATTCCATTATTGCCACCAAGTACCAAGTCTTTGATAAGACCATCAAGTACAATTCTAATATCTCTACGACATTTTCTTTGGTTGGTATCGCTAAGATTTAATGAAGGAAATTGTGCTTCCGTATCAATAAGTGCTTGATCAGCAATAAGATCTTTATTTCTAGAAATTAAATACGCAGCATCTAGATATGTGCCGGACGCATTATTGGTAATGACATCAGACCAAAGGAATGATAAAGTATCAATAGCAGATGCTACGTTAGCACAAGCAGGTGTTCCTGCAGTTAATGTAATAATAGTATCATCAAAATATCTTGGTAAAGATGAATGTAGTGGTGTGTAGATGGGATCCGATGGAGCACCATTTTCGGTTCTCCAGTTCCTCATACAATAAATTGCTAGTTCTCTAGCATATTCAATAGCACGAGCATTTTGAATAATTTCATCTTCAATGTAAGTAATCTTACCATCTACAATATATTTTTGAGCTGCTTCAATTACATTATGATTAGATCCAAATTCTAAATCTCTAATGATTGCGTTAATAAAGTGAACAATATCTTCTTTACACTGACTATCACCATCACTGCCAGTAGCACTTGGTGAACTATAAGATGGATAAACTTTTTGACCAGCATCACATTCTAGAGTCATTCCCTCTAGTTTGATGTGATCATCTTCATTCAAACCCGCAACAAGACTATCTGTTGTTACAGTTGCAACACCAGTTACAGCGTTACTGTAAACAAAGTTTAAAACGTTATAAGTAGTACCACCAAACTTTACAGTACCACCAGAAACATATGTGTGAGATTGTTCTGCAAGACCTACAAAAATATCAAATGAGTTTCCGCTGATATTATATGCAGAGTAGAAGTATCTTGCAAATTGATCGTTAATTTTACCTACGACTTCATCAGCAATAAAATCTCTATTGTTACGCAGTAACGTACAGGCGTCTTGGAACCTCCTATCTACAGGAGAACTAATTGGGAATGTGTTTGGGGAGTTAAGTAGCGATAAGGTAATAGATTTTGTTGCTGTCTTAACAGTTGCAAATTGACCTGGATCAAATTCCGCATCAGTAAGAGCTGGCATTTTTTTAGGAATGACAAATCGTCTGCAACGACCATCAGCATCTTCTAATACTTTATAAATTCTCTGTCTGCCATTTAACGCAGATAGATCAGGTGAAGAAGTTGGGAGACCTTCAATTAAGATCTCTTGACCTTCTTTAAAGTCATGTGTATTATTTCTGCCAACCAGAGCATTTGTATAAAATACAATACCACCAAGATCTTCTGCATTCCCAAATTGGGTGCCTTGGAATCCACCAGTTGCAATACTGGTATCTCCTTGTAATGAGAAATCTAATCTGGAGATAGGCAAAAGTGATGTGTAATCTTCATCTACAGAAACAACTTCTCCCTCAGCACGAATTGATTTGAGAGCTGTAGTATTTAATGTTTCTACCTGAGCATTTCCGGTAAATACTTCAATAGACGCAGTTTGAATTGCGGTCCATCCAGTAGATCCAAGAACAGGTAAGTAACTAACTTCCCATGAAGTTGGATTGTTGATATCATTTGGTTCAATTTGAGTTACTTCGTAGTAACCAGCAGAAGGAGTAAATATTGCATTACCATCATCACTTAAATATACGTATGTTCCAGCTGGGGTTATAGAAGTTGGATCAGTGCTAAATGTAATTTTGTTTGCAGAAGTTGTTCCGGTAGACGTTAATGCTAAGGGACTTCCTACGCTATAACTAATAGAAGTTACAAAATTAAATTGTTCTCCCTCAACAAAAGAACCACTATCTAGTGTAATATCAAGAGTACCACTAATGTATGCACTAGGACCAGTAATATCATCAAATACAACTTTTTGTATATTTGCTCTGGAACCAGTGTTAACACCAATTACGCTCAATCCAGTAATTAAAGTAGATAGACCAGTGTTATTTTGGAATGTAACTCTGAACTGTTGTGGTCCAAAAATTTGATGACCGATTGGGAAACTAGTACCAAAATCTCCATTGACATCAGCATCAATTAAGATACGCTGTTTATCGTCAAAGACCATTGCGAAATCCCAAGTCGCAACTGCATCGCCATTGGAATCAATCTTATCTCTGTAAGTGACACCAGTAACGTAGTTTTTATCACCAAACTTGAAGATATGCTTGCCGGGGTTGGCAGGTCTGATAATTACGAGACGAAGGTTATCGCCAACAACTGATGCGTCAGGTGGCAGTGAAATTGGGTTATCTTCTACGTAGTCACCACCAGAAACAATAAGGGTCTCCTTAACACCAGGAGTCGCCCATGCAAGTTGTGCTGCTTTCTTGATAGAACGAACTGGGTTTACGGCAGAACGACCATCGTTTAAGTCAGAACCAATAGTTTGTGAAACGTAAATACGACCACCAACGTCATTCGTTGCTAGGTTGAGGACGTATTCTGTAGTAGCAATCTTGTCTGATCTATCTCCTAGTAAAGGAGTAATAGAACGAGGGAATACCCCAGATGCACCAGTTTCTGAATATCCAAAATCATTTTCGTCAACTACACGAAAACCAATATGTTTGAAATTAACTTCACCATTTAGTGCTTCGCCATCCGTATGAACAGGTGCGCTAGATCCAGTTTGTCCTGAGTTTAATGCTTGATATACGTTCTGTCCAAAGTACCTGTACGCATTTTCCTGTAGAATAATATTCGAGGACCATAAAGTACCCGAATTATTAATATAAGTTTTTAGAGAGGGTGCTCTAAATGCTGCGTTTGGAGTAACGAAGTTGTCGATATCCAAGTTGAGGATTCTCGCCGTATCGGAAATGATAGACGTAGAGGTTCTAATAGCACCGTTGATGTCAAGTTCAAAATCAACAGTATCAAGTAATGCCTCAGCAGAAGCACCAACACCGCCACCAGCTTGAATGGTAACTGTAGGAGCTTGAGTATATCCACTGCCGGGATCATTGACAGCAATAGATACAACCTGACCATTAAAGATAAATGCAGAACCCTGTGCTTGGACTCCACCCCCACCAATAGGTGCCGATATTGTTATAATTGGTGGCGAAATATATCCAGAACCACCAGTTAAAATTTTAACATCATTAACTCTCTGCCCCGTTCTATTAATACCAACACGGGGTAAACCCGTATTAGCATCTAACTGCGTCCTTAGAATTTCTTTTTCTAATGAACCTGTACCGCCTCTAACAGTAAGTTCATTATCACCGACCAGCTTAGGTTTGGAACCCTGAAACTTTTCCTTATCGGAATTAATATGAATTGACATGTCGCAGTCTAACTCCCAGAACCTGTATTATCCTCAGTTGTATTTAGCATTCTCATGCCCACTCAAGTGTTGTAACTTGAGTTGATACTGCCCATTTAATAGTAGATGTTGTGCCTGCTCTAATAGTAGTATAAGAAAATCTATTAGTTGCTCCCACTGGAGTAATTGACCAAGTTTGACCCGCAGGAATATCATCTTTGATGATTGTTTCCATAGTTGACATTACAGTAACTGAACCTACTCCGTCGCAATACACCGCAGATTCTAATTTACTTGTGAAGATAACACCAGAAGCATTTACTGCAATAATATGTCCAGTAATAAAATTCATGGTGCTATTAGCAATAGGAATTTGTGCTCCTACGCCATCTAATTCTAGAGATGCTGTGTTGATACCTCTTAAAATATATGTGGTAGTATTACTATCTGCATAGTTAGAGTTTTTAATTTCTAAAGTATTCAGATCTTTACCATTTCGACTTTCATCGACAATCACAGTTTTTCCGATAGAAAAACCACCTGCGGAATCAAATTTTTCGATTGTAGTTGCCATTTTAGTTCTTGGTAATTGTGGATGAGAAAGTAATAACTACGGTATTTGTAGTAGGAACATCAGCTCCTAATGTAATATTTAACCTTGCTTCATTTCCAGAAGTAAATTCAAACTCTGGAACAATCAATTGGTATCCAGTTCTTAAGTTTCCATACTCTGTATGGAATATATCTGTACCATCATCTGTTACACCAAATTCAATAAATTCTTTAGAACCATCTGCTTGATTTTCTGCCACTACAACTACCTTTGCTCCTTTAGCAACAGTTGTATCATATATGTTGGAACCACCATTATTCGCAGAACCTTTAATCAAAGTTACTTTCTCAGATGAAATTTTAATATCTGCAAGTTCAAATTCTTTAAGATCTCCATCAAAGACCTTAACTCCATTATAGTTACCAGTGCCAAAACCAGTGTTTAGATATACATCACCTTGATCATCCAATCTAAGAATAGGATCTACATAGATGCCTGTGGAAACACCAAGATCAAAATATGGTTTTGAAGTATGTAGGAATGTCCTAGTTGTATCAGTATTATCAAATGTAGTTTCTGCATTATTAAATGTCATTAAGTTTGCAGTAATCTCAAACTGATTGCTTGATTGCGATCTGATTGTATCTACGGTATAGAAATCAAGTGCTGACGTGGTGAGTTGTAATGAGTTGTTTCCATCATTGTAGAAGTATAAAATATTTTCATTAGCACCAGGAACGGTTTCCGGAATAATATAAGTGTTTTGATCAACGTCTTTGACACCACCAAGAGAACCCCAGTTGGTTCCATCATAACCTTCATATGTTAGATTGGTTGTATTGTATCTAATAGAACCTTGCTCTGCTGTTCCTCTTTCGCCAGTAGATCCATTTGGAATTACAAGAGATGTTGCTGCATCAATAATAACTTTTTTGCCAGAGTTAGGTCTTAGAAGTAGATCACTAACATCAGTTGATACTACATTATCTGCTAATCTTAAATCGCCATTAATACTTAATGGCAAATCACCTAGAGGTCCAATTCTCAGTTCTTCAATATCCTCAAATGTTAGAGGAGCAACTGCGATTTGAGAGTATTCTAGTTGTGCAGAACCATTAGGTAGAGTGCCACTTGTATGTGTTGGTTCACTACCACTTGTAGCAGTAGTACCAGCTCCACCACTAGGAACAAGATAAAGGTTATTCTTATACTTGAGATATTGCCCTTCCGTTACAGGAACGTTTGCTGCCCACTCTGTATATGCAGGAGCAGTCACATTCACAGAACGCATCTTCTTCATGTTGACAAATTCAAGATGATTTGGAGTGAACCTAACCGTATTAATATTGTCGTTAATAAACCATAAAGTATTGTCGTTATTACCTACACTCTCTTCCGCTAAGATAAATGTATTTCCATCTAGATCTCTAACACCACCTAATGACGCCCATGAAGAAGTTTGTGAACTATAACCTTCGTATTGATTTGTGTCTGTGTTAAATCTAATACAACCATCTTTTACGATACCAGCAACAGGTCTTTCTGACGTATTACCAGATGGAACAGCAATAGCAGTATTAGTTAAAACATCCGCAATTCTACCTGTATCAGGAACAAACTTAACATCAAATCCACCAAGTGATCTGAACGAATTATCAACATTTTCAATTTTTAAGTAATCACCAATTCTTACTTCACTACCCTTGAGGATATTAGTAACAGTAAGATCACCTGTTGTTGCCGCAAACTGAACCTTAGAACCTACGTTTAATGTAGCAGCAGTAACATTAACAATTCCAGTTAGAGGATCATCTACAGCAATGTCGATATTTCCTGCTGCAGGACCAGAGAAATTACCACATGTAATTGCTGTAGATGTTAGTAATGTACTAATAGTCGCATTAGCAATCACAGCTTCAGTCGCTTCTGCTAATGGTGTTGTAAGTTTTTGAACTTCAAAGAAACCATCTTGTACAGTTCCTTTTACAACTTCCTCTACAATAACATCAGTTACAGATAATGAGAATCCACTACCAAATGTCTTAGGATTATTTGTGCTAACTGTAATTTGTGCTTCATCGTTATCATCGCCACCTTCGTTTTGGTGATCAATATTTTCTGTAGAACAGAAATAATAAAGAGTAGGTGTTGTATCTGAAACTTTAATTGTTACATTTGTACCATCAACAGTAACACCATCCGTATATTGTGCACCAAAGATATTGATAACAACTTCACCTGGTGTAGTTGGATTTGAACTCAGTGTCAATTGAGTCGCACTATCTACAGATACAACAGTTGTATTATCCCCAAGAATACCATCTCCAGATACTTTTTGTACAACCATACCAGCAGTAATTCCACTGGTTGAAGTGATGGTAATAATTTTACTAGTAGTTTCTAAAGTAGTACTAAGGTTTTCTCTCCTACTAGGTGCCCAAATACCATCCCTAAATGTAGACAGAGCAAAATCATGACCGCCATTTGTTCCATCGCTAAGATCAAATACGTAACTGTTACCAGAATATACAGTCCAAGATGGAGTCATTGTTGCTCCATTACCATCATTTAAATCAACAAAGTAACGATACTCTGTTTCGGCAGTATCAGTCTCATATCCTACTGTTGGAGCACTTGCATTTACAAGAATGTCTCCTGCAGAAAAACCGAATCTATCTACTATAATGTAATCAATGTTACCAGCAGAAGTTGCCACTTTACGAACAACTACAGGATCACCAGCAGCATTGACAGAGTTAACTGTGATTGTCAGGTTATCGGCAGGTGTATTACCACCAATAGATGCGCCAGGAATTGTGATAGTATCATTATCTGCGTAGAAAGATCCTTCAGATCCTGTAGTAATTACGGCGGACAGAATAGCACCAGTGTTGTCTCTTTGTATATCAAAGGTAGCACCAACGCCATTTCCAGATGTTGCACTCTGTACTACCCCACTGTATACACCATCATTAGCAGCTGCTACAACCGTAGAAACTGTTACTGTAGATGCTAGAATTGATCCACCAGCATCTCCTACTGTATCTCCTACGCTAAATGTGGCAGCAGGAATTACATTACTTACAAAACTAATCTTATCAACTTCTAAGTTAGTAACTGCATATACTTCTGGTTGGACAAGATCAAACGGACTAACTTCTAAAGTATCTCCAATGGTATATCCATTACCACCTTCTACAATACTTACCTCACTAACAAAACCTAATGTGCCAACTGTATATTGGAATCCAGTACCACCACCATATTCTGGTTCAAAGTTGACAACCATTGTGCCAGCAACTGATGGATTAATAGAAATTTTTAACGTAGTTGCATTAATGATTTCATTAACTGTTGTGCCAGAAACAAGTTCACCGTTACCACTTACTTTGGTAATTTCCATTCCAACAACAATACCTGTCGTGGAAGCAACTGTTAAATTATCTAAATTTGAGTTGACAATTTTAAGATCTGCACTACCAGGGATAGTTGGTCCCTCTGACATAGTGAACTGTGTTCCACTATCAACACTAAGAACAGTTACACCACCAGGAATTTGTCCTGGGTTATTAATGTTTTGAACAATTTCAACACCATCACCAACTTCAATACCAGTAGTATCGGAAACTGTAATCTGAGGACTACCAGCATCAATTGTAGAAACACTAATAGCAAGATCATTACCACCAGATCCAGGTTGAACACCAGAAGTACCACCTAAGGTGTTACCCGCAATGTATAATGAATCTCCTGGTAAGTAACCAGTACCAGCTGTTACAATGGTTACAGATTCATAGAAAGAATTACCACCACCTTCCGAGATAACAACATCAACAATTAATCCACTACCACCACTAGTGATATTTTGTACGGCAATACTATTATATGTTCTAGCACTACCAAAAGCATTACCTGTAAACTGAATTGCGGTAACACCTGCTGTAGATGTGAAGGTAATACCACTAAAGGTCAATTCTCCTCTAGCATAAGTGTTGACATTACTAACTGCACTTGCTAATGTAAGAATATCTCCAGTTTGATATCCATTACCAAAATCAGCGATCTGATCTAATGCTGAAATAGCACCAAAATTACCACCAAGAGTAATCTGCATACCAGAACCTAATGATCCTGCATTGGCAGTGTCTACATCATATAAATCTGCTGCAGCAACAGAGATGACATCTCCTGCTTGGTAAAGACCATTTCCTGGAGCATTGACTATAAATTCTGTGACACTACCACCAACAGTTTCGATTTCCATTTGGAATCCACTTTGTTGTGGATTTGGATCTGAGTGAGTAATAGCACCACCCATTAATGGGTGAACAGCACATCCATAATAAACAACAGCATTTGCTGGGTTTGCTGGTACTGCATATGTAATACTTCTAGTAGTAGCACCAAAATAACCTGAAACAAATCCTGATCCAGTTACTGTAACTCCATCTAGAACATATGTAAAACCATCAGCAGCATCTAAAATAGTGTTCGCATCATCTTGTGTAGATGAAAAGAACATTGGGTGTGAACCATTTGTTGGATCAACAACTTCAAAAATATAAGTTTTACCTTTTAATAGATTAAAATCTCCTCCTTCAAATCCATCAAGGAAATATTTGTTACCTAAAGAAGATTTAACTACAAATGTTTGTGTTCCTGCAAGAGGAATAGTTCCTGTTACAACATCCCCTGCAGTGTACTGAGATGTAACAGATACGAATTCGCTGCTATCAACTCCACCAACAGGTTGTACACCACCATTTTGAACACTGAGATTCATCAGCATTCCTGTTCCATTACCACCCGTCATTGGGATGCTCTTAAACACCCCGTTTGGATAGTTAGTTCCGCCAGTTACTGTGGCAGCAAACGCACTAATTGTGACATCAGCAGTCATCTGCTGACCACTACCACCAATTACTGCTAAGTTTGTATATGAACCAGTGGCATAGTTAATACCACCATTAGTAATAGCACCAGCAATTTCATCAACTGTGAAGTCGATAAGAGCACCAGTACCAGATCCGTTACTAAGAACTGGAATATTTAAATAAACTCCTGGTACATATGCGGAACCAGTAGATGTAACAGATCCACCAAATCCATCCACTTCGATACCAACAGTAGCAGAATCACCAGTACCACCAATTACTGCAATTCCCGAATAAGATCCAGCGTCATAATTACTACCAGTATTTAAAACAGCGATGCCGGTAGTATCGAGACTATTTTTCTCAATTACAAAATCTCTGTAATACTTAACGTTTGCCGCTGACAGATCTGATAATTTTTTACTGTTACTGGCAAATCCTAATACACCTGCCCCATTTCTATAGATGCCTAACGCAGCATCATTTACAAATGCCAAACTCGGAATAGATACTGAACCATCACCTAATTTTAAATTTCCTGTAGATAGATCAGATCCACCTGCAGTAACGTTAAAAATTTGAGCAGCGACTTCATTAATTTTTACCCTTTGTTTTTCAAAGGTATCAGTTCTAGCGACATTAATTGCTGGCATTTCTTACTAACTCTCTAAGTAGGGATTTGATTTCAGAGATTTCATCCTTCAACATATTTATGTCTTCTAACGCGGAACCAAGGTGTTTTGATTTGCGTCTAGATTCTATAGCAGAATTGTCGAAATTGATGATAGCACCTGTGGTCTCGTCTCTAACGAGACCATCATGACCCTCTACTTTAATGTAACTCATATGCGGAAATTAGAATGCTGCTACTGCTCTGATGTCTTGAATTTTGGGAACAAATGCTGGATCAACTCCCTTCATAACAATCTTAACAGCAAATGATGAGAACTCTGGGAGATCAGACACACTATAAGTAATGTCTTGATACGAAGATTGTTTCTCTATAACAGAAGAAATTGTATTTTCTGCTGTAGCAATCTCTAGTGAATTTGGAGATCCATCTTCATTAAAGTATATCCAGTTAATGTCTTCAAAGTTTTCTTGACTCGAAGATTTTTTAAATTTATAAAGAACTTGAACATCATTAATGTCTTTAGAATTTAATGTTATATGAACATCAACAGCAGTTGCCGGATTATTAATTACAACTTCTTTTGTAACATATTTTGCCACAGCAGAACTGTTTTTGGAAGTGTTGTCCGAAACATATGTTATTCCATTAGCATAAGTAATTTCTTTAATTTCTAAGAATCTTGCTTCCTCATCTACTTGATTTGGATACTTAAGAAAGTCTCCTACTCTAAAGATATCAGAAAGTTGATCATTTACAACAGAATTTCTATTGTATATTACATTGTCAATAATTCTTCCTGTGAAGTCATCTGCTAATGGTTGTGTATCATTCCTTACTTCCAATTCTTGGGTTTTATTGTTCCAAATAACCGCAGTTCCGGTAATGATGTTATCATATGATTCTAAAATATTAGATGGATTTCTGGCAACCATAGTTGCCGCATCAGGAATATCAAGGAATACTTCAATTGGGTTGGTATCAATAGTAGCAGCTGGTACAATTACACCATTAAGAGTCTCAACTAACGTTGGCTGATTTCCTAATGTAACTCTTTCTCCTCTCTTAAAGAATTGACTTGTTTTAAGTCTCACATAAACTGTGGAACCATCAACTCTAGCAATAGTACCAACTGCTTTTGAAGTATATCCTTCGATAGCTTGGTTGTTTTGAATTTGACTACCGCTGGTATTTCCTATATTAAACTTATAGATTGGGTAGAACTTAATAACTTGATCTCTTCTTCCGTATCTGTCTTCTTGCCCAGTAGCAGATTCAATTCTATTAGATATAGTTTTGACACTTGCTGTGGAAAGATCAACTACAGGGGAAAGATATGAAACAGTAGATGAAAGAGACAACTTATACATTAATGAAGTAACATTGTTTAATGTCTCATTAATATCAGAAGCAATGAATTTTTGATTCGTGAAATAATGTGGTTCATTTAAAAATGTCTTTTCATAATCTGTCTGTGAGTATGATGTGTAATTATTAGTTGTTGAATCTACGGGAACAACATTTGTTGTTTTGATAGAAGAACTTAGTTTAGTTCCGGTAAATGATAAGTATTGAATTTGTGGATATAAAATTTCATATTTTCTGTTGTAAGTAGCATATACTACTTCACCACCACCTTCAATGTTTCCGGAAGCAGCAACATCTGATACAATATTGTAGGTATCAATTCCACTATTTGTAATCTGGAATAATTTGCTGTTTAAAACATCAGAAGTCACACCACCAGTCTCAACCGCTCCTTTGAAGAAAACATAAGAGGATCCAGAAGTTTCAAATCCATTATCTCTATGTGATACTTGAATGATGTTGTTGTTGTTTCGGAAGAGTCTTGAAGTCGCGTTTGTATTAGCTGTAGCATTAGTATTGAATGGATTCTTAGATAATAACTCATAACCTAAAGATTCATTTGTTAATACTAACTCTGCAGTTTTGGTGATATTAAATTCTGCTCTGTATAGAGTAAACTTGACATCCTCAAAATTATCTTCTGTCCAGTTGTCTACATTTTGTGATCTGTATACTGAACCAAGAGAAGGTTGTGTCGTAATAACAGTACTTGTAGAAACATCAACTTCCCCAAGTCTAGATACCCAAATTTCATAGTCAGTTGAGTCTGTTTCAATTGCCATGGCATACTCTGTGTCATTCTGTAGATATACAGGATGTTCAAATTCAAAATGTGTTGGGACAGTGGAATCTGTGAGACCACTCTGATCCACTGCTACACCCATTCTGACAGCCGGACTATCAATCTCTATCTCAGTCTCAATTATCGCTCCTCCAGCGCCGTTACCGATGCCTTTGATGACGACCGATGGTGGTTCTGTATATCCAAATCCGTTCAAACTAATTTCTGTATTATAAAGTTTGCCGTCAGATACTTCCACACTAGCAGTAGCAACAGATCCACCAGGAAGTTGTGGACTTTCAATAGTTAAAATTGCGTTAGTATAATTTTGACCTGTAGATGTAATTCTGATATTTGAAACTTTGCCACTATCTTTAGCAACAGTTAGAACTCCAAATTCTCCTTGTGTATTGTTTCTGAGAGTTACTGATGGAACTGAAAGTTGTTCGTTTTGATTAAACGAACGACCATTGTGGTTACTCAGAACAAGTGTATATACTTGCTCATTTGTTAGCAAGAACCTACCAGAAGAAGATGGAATTAAATCAACACCATTTTTATCAATAACCTTTTCAATTGGACCACTTGCGGCAGAAGTAGTTCCCGTTACGTTTTCGCCTTTGGTAATATAAACATTTCCATTTGCCGAGAATTTAATATACGTAAATGGAGATAGGATTTTTTCTGTTCCAGGAATAATATTTTTGCCTGGTTTGTCCGACTCTACATTGGTTAAGTATACTTTGACGGGAACCTTATTACTCTTTTTGTTGAAGTAAAGATCAATACCAGTAGTAAATACTCCACCATCATAGTTTTCAACTTTAAATGTTTGAGCAAGTGGATTTGGTCTTACAGGATTATCTGTATTACTATCGACAAATTGAACACCCTCGTTTGCTTTAAAGAAAGATGGTTTGGTTGAGATAATACTAACAGGATTTTCTGGTAAAATGCCTGTAGCATAATACTTAACTTCAGCATATGTAGACACTGTTAGTTTATCAGCATCGCTATCGCTTGAAGTAAACCTGAAAGTCTTAACTCCAGATGTAATTCTTACTTCTTCGGAATCTGTATCATAATCAACAGTATCAACATCGCCACCCCATGTAGCATTTTGTCTAGGAGCAAAACCTGCAGGTAATAAGATCAGTCCACTAGCGTTGCCATCATTGTCTGTAGTTATAGTGCCGTTAAAAGCTGATAGTGAATTACCAGCAACACCAGTAAATTTGAGATCTGGATTTACCCAACGACTAACATCTCGACCTTCTAAGAAGACTGAGATATTAGTATTTGGTTTTAGTCTACTAATTACAAACTTAACTGGTTGACTTCTAGCAAAGAATTGTAGTGAAGTAGATACAGAATTGCCTCTAACGATAGAAGATTGTACTCCTTTAGCAATATCATTATTTTGTGGACTGATATTTGAGGAACTTGAAACAGAAGCTTTACTTACAGAAGACTGGGATTCTAAGGAATTGATTTGTCCTAGAGAATTGATAGATGTAAATGATGGAGAAGATCCAACCCAGTTTATGATAAAGGAATTATGTAAACTTGAAAAACTTTCTCTTACATCTTGCTTAGCAAGAAAAATCTTATATAGATCAGTATTTGTATCTACTACAAGAGGTTCTGTGGATTGATCATACCATTGATCGATACTTGGTGATATAGAAGCATCGCCAACATATTGTAAAACAACAAATGGATTTGGGTTTAATGTTTTTGAAGCAAAACTATTACCTAATAGATTTAAACTAGTGTAAGGTAGAGTGATAATGTTGCCAGATTTTTTATATCCAGAAACAAATCTTTGATCTTCCCTAGTATTGAGTTCTTCTAAGAATAGAGAATCTTCTTTAGATTGGGGACGTAAAACTGATTGCTGAGAATCAACTGCACATTGGTAATCAAGAGATACTAGATTTCCAGATCTATGGGATTCAAAATTATCAACTAAGAAACCTGATTTGAATCTATCCAAACCAATTTCGTCTTTGATCTGCATGTTTAAAGCTTGTTGCTCTAGGATGCTGAGTGTAGTGTAATACTCTAAACGTTCGATACGCTTCTCTAGTTTGCCGATATCACGCATCGTGTAACGGCGATTATCGACTGATGTAATTCTTACATCTTTGCTGGTTTGAGTAAACGCAGGAATATAAGCATAGAATAAAGCAATCGCATCATCAATAGGATCTGGTTTAGTTGGATTTAATGAAGAGTTTCCTTCCTTAACAATAAAGTTTCCATTTTTATTCAAGAAAACTCCATCAATTCTATCAAGATATTGTACTTGACTAAAAGAGATTGTGTACTCTAGTCCAAGATCTGGTGCTGGTGTAGCAGCAATTACAGATCCTACTCCGGCAAATTTACCTACACTATCTGCCAAAGAAGATTGATCTTGGAAACCAGCGATAGTTGATGCAGAATCAACCTTAGGTCTAAAGTCTAACAAATTTTTTAAATTTACAATTCCATAGACAGAAGAATTGAATGAGGGAATGAGGTCTTCGGTTACACCCGCTTCATGAATATAACTATCAATTGTACAGAAGTCTCCCTGAGACTGTTCAAAGTAATCAAAAGCAATTACAAGTTGACCTGTAGTTTGTTCTTTTCCAGGTTTTAATACAATACGAGAAACATCATATATGGTATCTCTTTGTCCATTATCAAACGTAAATCTATCTGTTACATCTATTCCAGAAATTAACTGTCCTGAAGTATCAACAGTTGGTGGTTGTGTTGCGCTACCTTCATAGACATATTTCAGTTTATAAGCATCTGAATATGAAATAGTTTCAACAACATCACTATCGTAATTAGTTCCTCTAAATGGGATTACACGATCTCCAGAAGAAGTGACAACAATCCTTCTGTTTTCAATAGAAGTTTTTAATCTAGGTTTGGCATTTGAAACTTCTAATGTTGCAGATAGTTTTAACTTGGGGAATGTGCCATTTACTGGAATAGTTCCAAAGTATGATGTTGGTAGATTGAGACTAATACTACCAGATGTTAATCCACTTGCTGTATCAGTAGCAGAACTAATTTCTACAGAGTCTACATCAACGTAAATGATATCACCCTTACTGATATTTGGAGCATCACCTGGATCTAATACAGTAATAACATAATTTTCTTCAGTAAAAGTAGCAAACCTTTGTGTACCAAATGGTAGTTGAGCAGCAAAAGTAATTGTACCACCAGACGTAGATGCTGTAGTTACAAAATCTCTACGGAAAAAATATTTGATATTTGTTTCTTCGGGTGTATTAGAAACTTTTTTAATCTGATTGCTTCCTGTTGGGAATAATAAAGTTCCTAAGTTAGCATTATCTACTCTAGGACGTAATCTAACAATACTAGTATTGGTTACATTACCAGGAAGGACAGTATCCATGTATACTCTAGACTTAGAAGATCCTTGTCTTTGAGTAGCATATTGTACAACAGCACGAACTAGTGTGTTGCTTTCATCTGAAAACTGAACAACATCTCCTTGCTGTAGCAAAATACTAGCATCAGCACTAAAACTAGTAGATTCTATAAAATTATAACCTTTAGAACCAAAGAAAGTAAAATCAGTGACTGATTTAATTTCTGCATATGATTGATCATCTGTAACTAAATCTGCAGTAAAGATATTGGCATTGCCAGATCCATATTGTGCTGTTACAGATTTTACATTTTGTGGTGTGTAAGTTGTTACAGAATTTCTAGTTAGTACAGGTAAAATAACAGCACTAATGCTAGGATTAGCAGCTCCATCTGGTTGTTTAATTGATACTGCTGGTGGTTGGGAATACTCAGTAGATAAAGCAGACTTGTTATTAATTTCAACTGTATAGAACGAACCGTTTGTCAAGCGCATCAATTCTGCTGCTGCAGCATCGTATTCTACGCCATTGATAACAAGAGTAGAACCATCAGCATATCCAAGTCCACGATTAACTACAATAAATTTAGAAATTGTATTGTCTTTAGCAATTTTATTTGTAACCCCATCTTCATCTCTAATGGATTCTCCAGAAGCAAATTTACCAGAAAGAGTTTTTACAAATAGAATACTACCAATGGAATATGTTCCGGAAGGTGCTCCTTCAACAACTCCATAAGCACCACTAGTCAATCCAACAACATACTTACCAATTCCAAAACTATTATTTTGTGGGACAGTTTGTAGTAGTAATTTTGTGTAAAATTCAGGATCAAAATAAGAAAGACCAAAAATGGCATTGTATGTGTCGCCACCTGCTGCCAATCTTCCTTTAGATAAGATAATGTCAGAGTCCGAATTAAATCCAAGACCTCTATTCTTTAAGAAATAGTTGCTTGGTTTTGCTCTACCAACTAAAGGTGTGATAGTTTCACTATAATCAATGATATATCCTAATTCGTTGCTATCAGTAGAAGCATCTGCTTCTGATAAAAATATATTTCTTTGATAATTAGTATCACCTGGATCGTATTCCAGCATCAATAATTCAATATCTTCTTTCTCTCCAACTACTGTTAATTCTAGGAATAGAACAGAGTCATTAGCATTGAGTAATGGTTTGTTTACTTTAGCAAAAGATAATGACTTTAATGTTCCTGTTGTAAGTGCATTACCAGCATCGTCTCTTGTTTTGATGAAATACAAATCTGCCAAATTAGCAAACGTACCATCTGTAATCGATGCCAATGTAGTGGTTGTGTTTGTTACATTAATAGTAACTGTTTTGATACCATCATTACTTGTTAATGTGGTTCCTCTTTTATTTAAAGTTTGTCTGTGGTCTGTAGATTCTTCTGATCCATTGAGACCAATAGATCCATCATTATAAGTAGCGAATAAATTAATATATGGATATGCAGTGAGATCTCCACCTTCTTTATTTAAAGGTACACTTCCATACGTGTTGGTAATATTAAAAGTGGGAAGTCCTTTAGTTTTCAGTGTAACATTATCACTTGAAAGAGATTCTCTTGCTTTATTAATTTCTAGAAATTTTGTCTCTTTGTTGACAATTTCGTATCCTCTAATATATGCTTTACCTGGTCCAATACCAGCAAGCATTTTTCTACTTGCTTCTGACTCTGTTAATCCATTATATGATCCAAATTCGTCAATCTTATAGACACCGCCATTCTTATCTTTTTGTGCATATTCTCTAACATCTACAGAGAAATTATTAACAATATAATCTCCACTTTCGTCGAAAGTTCTTCTAGCAAGAGTCTGCTCAATCAAACTATAGTTTGTAGGAGATACTTTTTTCTGTACCAATCCTTTGTATACTGTAATTAGTTGAATAAAATTCTTATCTGTCGCTTCAGATAGTTTAAATTTCTTAATTGTTAAACTAATCTTAAGTCTATGTGACCCAGGAGCAGAATAGTTTGCAGATCCAATAGAATTGTCATATAGAGATGCATCTTCTTCTGGAGTAACAACTTCTTCAACGATAGTAAATCCAACCTTTGCCGATGGATTGTTGTAATAGTCG